TCTAACCTAGACAATCAGCAACAAGCTATGCAGTATGTCATGGATCAAACACCTAGAGCTATGCCTATGCGTCAGCCTTATGTAAATCCTGGTTTAGCTCAACCACAACCTATTCAAGCTACACAAGTTGACAGCCAAGGTAGACCTGTACCTCAAGGTCGGCCTATGTATGACCCACGTAGTACTACATATGTCCCTAGTGAAAATGTAACTAATTATTATACTCCACGTGATGTATCATCAAATGTTATGGATGATCTATATGCAACACAAGCACAGCAACAATATGAGAATCGCTTACAGGGCTTCCAAGAAGGTGGTACAGTAGATCAACCAGAAATACCTACCTATGATCCTTCACAAGGTCTACCTACAGCACCTGAAGCCCCTGACGTTACCCCTTATTTAAAAGATACAAGTGCAGGTCAAATATCTCATCTTAAAACAGGTGTTGAAAGTCTATTAAAGAGTGGAGACTTACCAGCAGACCCTAGCAACTACACTATTACTGGAGGTAAGCGTAACTGGACTATTACCTTTGACAATGGTCAAACAGTAAAATCAACTGTGAAAAACCCTGCTAGTGCTGAGAATGATGCACGAGTAATTGCTGAAGCTATAAGTGGTTATAAAGATAGTGACATCTATAAAGGGTATCAAGCTGGACAGCAACAGTATCAACAAAACGTAGACATATACAACCAGTACACTACAGGTGCTGCACAAACCAAAGCACAAGCCCCTGTAGCTGAAACTATTAAAGCTTCACAAGATGCTGTTAACGTAAGTACTAACCTTATTGCTACGTACAATAAACAGCTATCTGTACTTGCTGAAGATGACCCTCGTCGTGCTGAATATGAAAAACGTATTGCTGACGAACAAGTTAAACTAAATCAAGCTAACGCTGAACTTACTACTGCTAAGCAACAACAGTCTGCTGAACGTACACAAGCTAGCCAAGAACGTATTGGTGAGTTTGAAGCTGATCCTGCAGGACAAGCTGTTAAAGCTGATGTAGCTACAGTAAGTGAAGCTGATCGTGAAGCTGGTATGATTGGCGATACTGTTGGTCAGGCAGGTGAAGTAACTCCTGCTGCAAAAGAAGAAGTTACACGAGCAGATGAAGTAACTCTACCTGATGTTAAGGAAGCTGCTACATACGATGCAGTGACAGCCTCACCAGAAGTACAGAACACATTAGACACACTAACTGCTGCAACAGGTAAGCCAAGCGCAGATGCACTAGCTGAAGCTCAAACTATGGACCCTGAAGAGTTAGCACAACTAGGTCTTACTGCAGCACAGATTGAAGAAGCTGTACAAGTTCAAGCTCCTGCAGAACGTACCATCCAAGAAGGTGAACTTCTAGGTGCAGAAGATGTCACTGTAGATATGCAGCGTCTTGAAGAAGAAGCTCTTAACTTTGAAGCTGCTACTGGTACACCATCTAGTGAGGCTACCGTACAAGGTCAGTTAACCAACTTGATGGAAGACTTTGAAGATGGTGCGACACCTGCATGGGCTGCTGGTGCTATTCGGGCTGCTACCCAGCGCTTAGCTGCACGTGGTCTAGCTGCTTCAAGTATGGCAGGTCAAGCTATCGTACAAGCTGCAATGGAATCTGCACTACCTATTGCACAAGCAGACGCAGCTACAGTAGCAAGATTTGAAGAACGTAACTTGTCTAACCGTCAAGAAGCTGCAATCCTTAAAGCTGAACAACGTGCTAAGTTTCTTGGCATAGAGTTTGACCAAGCATTCCAGATTCGTGTAGAGAATGCTGCTAAGATTGCTGATATTGCTAATCAAAACTTTACTGCTGAAGTACAGATTGCTCTAGAAAATGCTCGACTAGCTAACACTGTAGACTTGGCTAACTTAGATGCTAAGAACGCTAAGATACTTTCCGATGCTGCAGCTATGTCAAACATGGAAATACAGAACTTAAACAACCGTCAACAGGCAGCTATACAACAAGCTAATGCATTCCTGAACTTTGACATGAAAGAGTTTGATGCAAAGCAACAAGTAGCTATGTTTAAGACACAGGCACAGGTTAATGCTATCCTAGCTGATACGGCTGCTCAAAACGCTGCTGAACAGTTTAATGCTACATCGGAGAATCAAACTAACCAGTTCTATGATAGCTTGATCTCACAAGTACAACAGTTTAACGTAGACCAAGCGAATGCTATGGAACGCTTTGAAGTAGATCAAGCTAATCAAATGGCTAAGTTTAACACAGAGATGGAAGCTAGACGTGAAGAGTTTAACGCAGCTAATGCTTTGATTGTAGCACAAGCTAACGCTAAGTGGGATCAAGAGATTGCTCTAGCTGAAACTGCAGCAATTAATGCAGCTAACCGTGATGAAGCACAAGCGGCTAACAACATGACTACTGTAGCCTATGAAGCATCTAAGCAAGCTGATCGTGACACAATGAGCTACGCATTCCAGACAGCTAACAACAACGCTGATCGTGCTACAGAGATTGCACTACAGACAATGCGTAACGAATCCGCTGCAACTACAAGCGCTGCATCTAAGTCTGCTGCACTAGCGACAGCAGCAGGTGCAATCATCGCTGAAATCATATAAGGTAATCCAATGGTAGACTATACATATAAACTAGACCTAGATGAACCAGTACAGATGGGCAGTCGCTTTAGGGACCAGCGTCAGGGTATAGGCGTTAAACCTACGAAAGAAGAACCTGAAGCAGATGGCTGGGCAGATATGTTCTATGGGCTACTACAGGGTTATTTCGGTGATGAAGATGAAGCTAAGAAAGCTTTAACTACTGAGCCTGAAAAACCCTCGTATGACATGGATGATGCACTACAAACGCTTAAGAGTGTTAATCTACCATCACGCATATCGGAGCCTGTCATTGAAGGTGCACCTATGAAGTTTTCTACACCTAAACCTGAGCCTTATGAGCTAGAAGTAGATACCATTGGTAATGAAGCGTTAGACAGAAGCGGAATGCGTTTGGTTGACGTTACAGATACGGAAGAAGGTAAGCTATCCAATGAAGAAGCTTTATTTGAGATGGGTAAACAGATTCGTGAAGAGACTATTAAGACTGAAGGTCTTATGTCTAAGCCTAGTGATGATAGCGCTGACGGGGTGCAGCCTACAGATGGGAAAGATTTTGAGACACGCTTAGAGGAGCGTTTAGTAGAACTAGAAGGTTTTGAGGCAGAGGCATATAAACCAGACGAAACAGAAGAATACTATACTATTGGTTATGGTCACTATGGTGCTGACGTTAAAAAAGGCACAGTACTAACTGAAGCTGAAGCCAGAGAGATGTTACGAAAAGACATTAAGAAGCGTATGCCTAAGATCAAAAAATCCATTAAGAACTTCGATGATTTGTCGGATGACTTAAAAGTAGAGATAGCACAAAGCTGGTTCCGTGGTGGTATCTCAGGTAGCCCTGAAACAATTAAGCTTATCAACGAAGGTAAGTTTACTGAGGCTGCTGCTGAGTTCTTGGACAATGAAGAGTACCGTACTACAAAGCTTGGTGGTGTAAAAACACGTATGGAAGCTTTATCTAACGCTCTTAAAGCAGAGGCTGCATAATGTTCGGCTTACCCCTAGAGTTAATCACAATGTTGTTCTCCACCGTGTTAGGTGGCATCATGTCTATCTGGGGGCAATCAATTAAAGCTAAGCAAGCTCAAAACGAGATGCTTATGCAACGTGCTAACTTTCAAAGAGAAGCAGTAGCTGATGCACGTGACGCAGGTAAGAATGACAAACACTTTGCTTGGACACGTAGGCTTATAGCTTTATCTGCTGTATTCTCTATTATTGTCTTGCCAAAGCTAGTTGCTGTATGGTATCCTGATGTCAGCGTATATGTAGGTTACACTGAAGCTACTGGTGGTCCTATGGCTTGGTTGTTTGGACCAGATGAAGCAATACAGTGGAAGATGGCTAAAGGCTTTGTTATTACTCCACTAGACACACATATCGTATCAGCTATTGTAGGACTCTACTTTGGCGCAGGTTTCACTAA